GTTTTTTAACGCCGTCACTCTCATGTCGCTGAATCCAGCGTCTGAAAAATCATTTTGGGAAGCCTCATGACCATCAAAGACAAACTGCACACCGCTGCGAGTGCGGCGGCAGGCTTTTTGCCTGATGCGCTCATGATCGCTGGAGCCTCAGGTGTTTCCTTCGGCGCCTGGCTGGTGTACTGCCCAGCCGGGTACGTGGTGGGCGGCCTGTTCGCTATTGCAGCTGGGTACATGCTGGCGCGAGGTAAACCGTAATGGGGGCGTTGACGCGCGGCTTTGAGCGCAGGGCTAAGGAGCTCACTTATGACCAGGTCGCAGGACTGATCGACGGTGTGAACGGTGGCACTGTCGCTGGCGTTTCCGTCACCGACAAGACCGCGCTGCAGGTGGCCACCGTGCTTGCCTGCGTGAAGGTGATCGCCGATGGCTGCGCAACGCCTGACCTGAACGTGTTCCGCGAACTGCCAGACGGCACTCGCCAGAAGGCCACCAACATTCCCGAATACCGGCTGCTGTCCCGCCGCCCGAACGAGTGGCAGACCAGCTTTGAATGGCGTCGCCAGATGACCATTCACGCAGCCCTGACCGGCGCGGGCTTGTCCATCAAGGTGCGTGGCGACAACCGCCGTGTGCGCGAGCTTATCCCCGTCATGCCCGGCAACTGGGACGTGCGCAAGGTTTCGCGCTACGAAATCCGCTATCGCTGCTGGGATGAGTTCGGCATGATTGGCGAGTTTTCGCCCGAAGACGTGTTCGTCCTGAACGGCGTGCAATGGGATTGGGTCGGCAGCATGAATGCCGTGTCCCTGGCCCGGTCGGCTATTGGCCTTGCCATGGCCACAGAGCGCAGCCAAGCCGCCATGCACGCCAACGGCCTGCGCCCCAGTGGCACCTACAGCGTTGACGCCACGCTTAACGAAGAACAGCACAAGCGCCTGAGTGCATGGATCAAGGAAAAGACCGGCCCCAACCACACGGGCGACCCACTGGTCTTGGATCGCAACGCCAAGTGGCTGCCCACGTCACAAACTGGCGTCGATGCGCAGCATGTTGAGACGCGCCGCCTGCAAATCGAGGAAATCTGCCGCGGTTATGGGGTGTTTCCGATCATGGTTGGGCATTCGGACAAGACCAGCACCTTTGCCAGTTCCGAAGCGTTCTTTGCCGCCCACCTGATCCACTGCCTGGCGCCCTGGCACCGCGCATGGACGCAGCGGATTGACGAAATGCTGCTGGACGGGGCTGGTCCGTTGTTTGGCGAGTTCGACACCCGCTACATGCGCGCCGGTTCCATTAAGGACCGCGCTGTGTACGCCCGCACGATGGTCGAAATGGGCTTGATGAGCCCGAACGAGTACCGCGACGAAGAAGGCTGGGACCCACGTCCTGGCGGCGATGAATACCTCAAGCCGATGAATATGACCAGCGGCACCGCGAAAGAAGGAACCAATGCAACAGAAGAACCCACAGCGCCTTGAGCGCAAAGACGCAGCCGGTGGGCGCGAAGTTCGTTCGTTCGCGCTGCAGATCAAAGCCACTGGAGATGACGGCACGGTAGAAGGCTACGGCTCCGTCTTTGGCGTCCGCGACAACTATGACGATGTGATCGCCAAGGGTGCGTTCATTGACTCGCTGAAAAGCCACAAGGCAGCCGGAACCATGCCCGCCATGCTCTGGCAGCACGACGCAGACAAGCCCATTGGCGTCTGGACTGAGATGGTCGAAGACGAAAAGGGCCTGCGCATCAAGGGCCAACTGGCCATGGAAACCGTCAAGGGCAAAGAGGCGCACGCCCTGCTCAAGATGGGCGCGCTCAATGGCTTGTCCATCGGGTTCATGTCCAAGGAATGGGCCTACGACCGCGAAACGGAAGTGCGAACCCTCACCGCCATTGACCTCTGGGAAGTGTCCCTCGTGACCTTCCCGGCCAACGAGAAAGCGCGCGTGACGAACGTCAAGGCATCTCCTGACGACGTCGCCAAGGCGATCAAGCATCTGACAGCAGCCATAAAACTGCACGAGGCGCACAT